GTTAGTGACGAGCAAAAAGAAGTTGATGTCAAAGGTGTCAAGGGCCACATTGATTGTAAAATTGATGATGAAGTTGTCGATATAAAAACTGCATCTAAGTTCGCTTTCAATAAGTTTCGTGAGGGACGTTTGCGAGAGGATGATCCCTTTGGATATATGTCACAGCTTGCAGGCTATGAGGAGGCTGAGAAGTCTTCTGAAGGCGGCTTCCTTGTAATCAACAAAGAGAGTGGCGAGCTATGTTTGTATCGTCCAGAGGAGCTTGATAAGCCTAGTATCAATACCCAGATACAGAGTGTAAAGAAAGCACTTAAGCTTACTACACCCCCACCACGGTGCTACGAATCTGTACCAGAGGGGAAGAAAGGGAACATGAAACTGCACCGTAATTGTACCTATTGCTCATTTAAATTTGAGTGCTACAAAGATGCAAATAACGGGATGGGACTACGAACATTTAAATACTCACACGGGCCTGTTCACTTAACACACGTTGAAGTCCCGCCCAGAGTCGAAGAGATATCATGAATAGGAAAACAATGAAAAAAATAAATCGCCATGTCCCTGTTATTTCAGTCCAATGGTTGAAGAGTCTGATGCCAAATGAAGAAGAAGCGAATAAAATAACTTTAGAAAATTATAAAACTTTCTTAAATCAATCGCCCTTCTATTTTAGAAACAATCAAATTTTTAATTCGTCGTTCACAGAAAAGTGGACCCGTAAAAAGCTAAAAAAATTATTTAAAAAAAATCCTTATAAGCCTATTGACAGTTATATTTATTCTGACTTAGTATGAAACCCTTAAGCTTAGAGGCGCTAGTTTTTTATTGTGCCAAACAGATAGCTGACGAAGAACCATTAGATGAAGAAATCTTATACGAATTATACGTTATACTGAAAATTTATTTTGAAGACTTTGAAAGAATAACAATACATTGAAACCGAAAATAAAAAAGGGCTATCGAAAGGCCAGAGTTAAGCGGCCTACGGATAAAGCACCTGTTAGGGGGTATGATTCTAATTGGGAGTATGAGTTACATTCAGGCATACTAAACGATTGGAGTCTTCATTCTGAAAAGACAGCGTATGTTGTTGAGCATACCTATCATCCAGACTTTATCCGTGAGATTGAAGGAAAGAAGATTTATCTTGAAGCTAAGGGTAGGTTCTGGGATCATAATGAATACAACAAATATGTGTGGATTGCTAAAGCTTTACCAGAGAACATTGAGCTTGTGTTTTTGTTTGCAGATCCTAATGCACCTATGCCCCAAGCGAAGCGCAGGAAAGATGGGACAAGACGTAATCATGCTGAGTGGGCTTCCTCTAAGGGGTTCCGCTGGTTCTCTGAAGACAGCATCCCAGCCTCTTGGATAGACGCTTCAAAGCGAGAGAGCTTGAGTGATGATGAATGATCGTAAGCGTGAGCGGCTAGAGAAGTTCAGTCGGCACAAAAGAAAGAAGCACGAAGAGCGTGATGCTGATAAATACAAGCCAATAAAAAAGCGCAACAAATATAAATTAAATATAAATGATTTGAATACGATAGATGATATGGAATGAAATCGCCATGCACAAAAGTATGTACACTAAAGGATGAAGTGTGCATTGGATGTGGAAGGACTCTAAACGAAATAACAAATTGGTCGAAATATACCACCGAACAAAGGAGTAAGATCATTGGACGCCTATCAACAATACATACACAAAAGCCGATACGCCCGTTACCTACCAAGTGAAGAACGTCGAGAGACTTGGGAGGAAACAGTAGAAAGATACCTCAATTACTTTGCAAACAAGTTTGATCTTGATGATGTTTACGATGAACTTCTAACAGCTATCGACAGCTTAGAAGTCATGCCATCTATGCGAGCTTTGATGACTGCTGGCCCAGCCCTGGATCGTGATAACATGGCAGGTTTTAATTGTAGTTATATTGCTATCGACAGCCCACGATCATTTGATGAAATGATGTACGTCCTTATGTGCGGGACAGGTGTAGGTTATAGTGTAGAAGATCAATACGTTTCTAAACTTCCAGAAATTGCAGAGGCTTTTCATGCAACAGATACAGTCATACACATACCGGATTCAAAAGTTGGATGGGCGAAATCGTATCGGGAGTTGGTATCGTTGTTGTATTCTGGTCAAATACCAGAATGGGATACATCTAGAGTTCGACCTGCGGGTTCCAGCCTTAAAACTTTTGGAGGTAGAGCAAGCGGCCCAGAACCTCTTGTTGACCTCTTCAGATTTACAGTTAGATTATTTAAGGGAGCGGCTGGACGAAAGCTTACGTCCCTTGAATGCCACGATCTTTGCTGCAAAATCGCTCAAATCGTCGTTGTCGGAGGAGTCAGACGATCAGCCTTGATCAGTTTGTCAGACCTATCAGACGATGCACTACGACAAGCAAAGCACGGAGCTTGGTATAACACTGAGTCTCAGCGTGGCCTTGCAAATAACAGTGCTTGTTATACTATCAAGCCATCTTTTGAACAATTCTTAGATGAATGGAGGAGTCTTTATGAATCAAAAAGTGGAGAACGAGGAATATTCAGTAGAGCCGCAAGCCAAAAACAAGCTGAAAGAAATGGTAGGCGGGATAGCGACAGAGATTTCGGAACAAATCCATGCTCTGAAATCATCCTTAGAAAGTCACAAGTATGCAACCTTTCAGAAGTTGTCGTCAGACCGGAAGATACGGCTAAATCTCTCAGGAGAAAAGTACGAATTGCGACTATCTTGGGAACTCTCCAAGCCACCCTCACGGACTTCCGCTACCTGAGAGGTATTTGGAAAACCAATACCGAAGAAGAATCTTTGCTGGGTGTCAGCTTGACGGGTATCCTAGACAACCCACTACTTACTCTTGAGAACGAAGACCTTGATGTACTGCTTGAGGATCTGCGTGATGTGGCTATAGCTACTAACAAAGAGTGGGCAGAGCGTTTGGGTATTCCTCAGAGTACAGCTATCACTTGCGTTAAGCCTAGCGGTACGGTGTCCCAACTTGTAGATTCTGCGTCAGGCATCCACGGACGCTATGCCCCTTTCTATATTCGACGGGTTAGGGCTGATATTCGTGACCCTCTGTGTAAGGTCTTAGAAGACGCTGGAGTGCCCTGTGAGGTCGATAACTTCTCACCCAGTACCAAGGTATTCTCCTTTCCTAAGAAGGCTCCAGAGGCCGCTGTGTTCGCCTCAGAGCAGTCTGGAATGGAACAGCTAGAGTTATGGGCCAAGTACCAAGAACATTGGTGTGAGCATAAGCCAAGCATTACAGTTTATTATCGTGACTCAGACTTTCTTGAGATAGGTAATTGGGTATACAATAACTTTGATACGATCTCAGGTATATCCTTTCTACCATATGACGATCACAGCTATGCTCAAGCACCTTACGAGCAGATCACAGAAGAAGAATACAATGAGATGATGGAAGGATTCCCAACGGAGTTTGATTGGAATCTTAATGAGTCAGATGACTTTACGGAGGGGGCGCAAACATTAGCTTGCGTCGGTGGGGCTTGTGAATTATAATTAAAAGGAAGCGGTATGAAAGAAGGAACTATAATAGGCTTTAAGATCTTAATAGATTCAGATGGTGTTCTAGTTACTGAGCATACTGAGCTACCAGATCAACACATAGCCAAGGTCTTCAGGGAAGAAGAATCTCAAGCCTTAATTCGTGCGGCAATCAGGGCCTTCAAAGAAATTACTGGAGACATCCACGCAAAGTTAGAGACAGAGATAGATGCAATCAACAGGGTTTGCCAGTAGGCATGGCGTTGGCAAGGAAGCCGCCTCTACTGGCCCTATGGCGAGCAGTTTTTTGAGCAATCTTTTTCGGCTGTTTGGAGAACTGCTTGCCTTTTTTTGTGTCTTCTCTTTTCTTTGCAGACGTTGTGGCATATTCAGAAGAGCTTAAGGACTCTCTAGCTTTTTTAGGTAGGTATCTTTCACCCGTAGCCTTTGGGCCTTGCGTAGAAGGCTTACCAGATTTGGTTCCCCAATCTTCGTTTGTCCAATTTTTTAAAGACTGTTGAGGTTTTTTTAAAGCCATTACTTATAACCCCCGCCTGCATCTTTGTATTGCTTGGCAAGCATCTGAGCCTTACGCGCAGACCACTGCCCCGGCTTACCGCCCTTGCTACCCGCTTTAATCTTTTCAAATAGACGCTTACGCATGGCTGGCTTAGTGTAGTTTCCTGCTTCATTTACTCTGCTCTTTTTCTTTTTGGCTTTGCCGCCTTTCTTGAAAAGCTCTCGCTCTAAATCAAAGATGCTTTGCATTATTATTTTTTCCTTGTCATTGCCTTCTCACAGGCGCTGATAGACTTATGAGAAACTACGCCGCCCCTAGAGTTTCCTGCACGATCAAAGTCTCCGCGACTAAGGCCCGCTGTAGCTGATGAAAGTTTTTCTAGTTTTTGTGGAGAAACAGACCTATTTGCTTTAGCTTGCATTCTTGCCAGCCTTTGTTGTGTGTCTGCTCTTGCGGGACGCTGTGCTGATGATATAAAATGTTGCGGGATTGTTTTGCCTGTAATAGCTTTAGTCGCTACATTAGCCGCACCATAAACCATTCCCGGCCCTGAACGCTGTATCGCTGAACCAATAAGACCGGCTGTTGGGTTTGACATTAACTGCCCTATGTTTTTAAAATTTACCATGTTTAATCTCCCGGCGGTAGCCCCAATAAATTTTCTCTTGAAATTATCCAAGCCTTTGGTATTGCAATCTCTGCATCGCCTTCTGATATTTCGTTGTTTTCAATAATCATATGTGGACATATAATTATTTTCTCGTTGTCCTCATGGATGATT